CTACTCTTTCGTGGCTACCCAAGTCCCGGCATCGCTGTTGTTATAGCAATCCGCACTGCGCGTAATTGTGTAGTCCCCCTGCATGCTGGTTGAGGTGACTGTACCAGTCACGCTGGTGGACTGTGTGCCACGCACACTACAAGGGGTTGACGCTGTGATTGTAATGTTGCCGCCGGAAAGAGTCCCGATGAAGCTATAGTGAAGGCCCTTTATCGAATCTGTGAGCGTCCCGGTCAAAGCGGTTCCGGTCTCCGAAATCGCAATATTGCCAACAGCAGCGGTAAGCGTCGTTAACCCGTTGCTGCCTAGACCAGCCCCGGACTGAGTCACAGGTGTTGTGCCGGTATAAGCCCCATGACCCTCGGTGGATACTGCCTGTACTGTCCAAGTTCCCGCCATGTTCATGGGGGAGTTGCCGCTGGAGCTGCCGCTGGAGTTGCCGCAACTGTTGCAGGCAACGGCGAGCAACAATAATGCGACGCCAAGCGCGAGAGTTTGTCGGAAACCAAAACCGTTCCGCATGAAGTCCTCCTGATGTCGTTGAACTCGAAAACGGCAAGATTGTACGCTCATTTCCCCAGTCCCGCAAAAGGTAAGGGTACGAAAACTGGTACTGGAAAATCGGGGACAGTCCGCTCAATTTCTGCAATCGGAAATCTGGGACGGAAATATCCGCATCACTTCAGTCTTCAGCGAAGGCGAGTCCGGTTTGCTTGGCATCTTCCGCCTTCTTGCGCCGACCCCGCTTTCCTGGCGATAGGCTGCGTTCCGTTGCCGCCTCCATGGCCTCCAAGAACTGGGCTGATCCCAGCGGTCAATGGCCATTGTTCAGCCACAATGAAGCCCTAGCGGATCAGGCCGCAAAGACAAGACCTTGTGGCAGCAACCGAAGGGATTCTCCTCGGGGGTCACCCAAACGCCGGCCAACGGGGTAGCCGCCAGGAAAAACCGCAATTGGCGATTGGCTGGAAACGAACGCAGAGGACGCGGAGGGCGCGGAGGAGTCGTTGATCTTTGGTCGCCGGTCGTCGGCCTTCGGCAAGCAGCCTGCGGCCGTTGGCGGGTCGTTGGTCGTTGGCGCGCCGCCAATTGCTAATTGCCGGTTGCCCGTTGCGTTTTTCGGGGACGGCCGGCCGAAAGTTGCACCAGGGCATTTGCGGTCAGGCGCAGCGCCACTCCCCAGCGCTCCCGCGCTTGGACTTCGTCCTCGCCATAACCAAAGACGTACAGGGTGAAGTAGAAGCCCGGATAGAATCCGCGCTCGTCCGCCGGAGCGGCAGCCTGGGCCGCGGCCGGTGCTTCATGGTAGTAACCGCGGCGGACAATGGCTTCACAGGCCGCGGGCATCTCCGGCGCTTTCTTCAGCAATTGCGCCAGGGAGCGTGCCAGCTCCTCATGGTCAAAGAAAGAGAACCGCACCGCGGCGTGCTCCTCCCCAAAGACCAAGTCAACGTAGGAACCGAACTTCCATGCTTCCCCATGGATCTTTTCTTCTTCGCTCAGTTCGGTAGTGCTCCAGGCGTCGCACTTGGCGCTCTGCACCTTGCACGCGCGCCGGTTGACCGCCTTCAAAAAAGCGCCGAGTTCCGGATAGCGCACCGCTTCCGCGAGCGATGCCAGCCGCTCGGGCCGCTCCCGCAAATCGACGTACTTCGGCCCTTCCGCCGCGCCTGAATCCCACGGGAATTCCAGCGTGGCTTCTTCGCTGGGCGGACCGAGCTCGACGGAAAAATCCGCGTCCATCGCTTTCCCGCTCTCAGTTTACCGTTTTCCGCCGCCGCGCTGCGCGCTGCGCCGCCGCTTCCGGCTGTAAACTGAAACACGCAGGCGGTAAACTGTTCTACGGGGTCAGCTATGCCGATTTTTGAATATTTGTGCCGGGATTGTAAGAAGTCCTTCGAAGCCCTGCTCTATGGTTCGCAGCGGGCGCAATGCCCGCATTGCCAAGGAAGCAATCTGGATCAGCAAATCTCCGTTTTTTCCGTGGGCGGTAGCGCGCGCCTGGGCCCCTCCGCTTGCCCCATGGCCGGTTCCTGCGATGCCGCAGACGGCGGCGACTTGCCGGAAGGCTGTCCCTCCGGCGTTTGCGGCTGTCATTGAGAAAACGCGGGCCTGACGCCGGCGCCGGCGAGCCGGGAACACCGGACCTTAGTATCGTGACACGATCATTTTCCTAAGGCGGAGCGCTTGCGGGAAACGCCCTTCCGGGCTCCGTTTTCGGGCCGGGCGCGGCTGGCGCCGCATTTTCGAATTTCTGTCTTGGACTCGAGCGCCTGATTCCCGCCGGAAGACCCCTATCTCCATGATTTTCCGGGACTAAAATTTTTTTCGAAATCGCTTGACAACGATTCTCTCTCGTTATATAACGATTCATGTAGTAAGGCGCCGTGGTCGCCTGGGCTCACCTGCTCCCGGTAGCGCGCGTTGGCTTTTGCGCGCTCCCATCTCGTGAAGGTAACTGTCCCGCGAGATGACTTCGCGGCGGACGTGTATCCGGCACAACGGAATTTTCATGGCCCGAGAAATCAAAACCTACCCGGTTTATGGCCGGACCGGCAATGCCATCCTTATTTATGTGACCCTGGACCAGGCCATCGAGCTGATAACCAACGGCTCCGCCAAACGCGTCCAGCGGCATGGCTTCGCCCTGCGGCTTACCGGACATAAGTTCAACGGCGACACCGGCCAGGTGCGCGATCTCTCCTGCTACATGGACGAGCGCGTCATCCACGCCAACGCCTGCGGCGGCCGCCGCGCCCGCGGCATGACGCAAGCCTGGGCCGTCAACCATGCCGGCCTCTGCCCGGTGGCAACCCGATGACCCGCAAAGAGCGCACAGACAGCGACGATACCTTCGGCCACAAGGAGGGCGAAGCCCGCATCGACCAGTTGGCCGAATTCGGTTGCACCGACAAAGAGATAGCCGCCGAATTCAAGATCTCCGTCGAGGACCTTCAGAAGAACTTTGACGCGCAACTGCGCTCCGGGCGCCTGAAGCGATGTCTGACCCTGCGCCGGCAGATGTACTACCTGGCTAAAGTAGAGACCAATCCGCCCAGCACCCGCTTCCTCTACGAGCACGAACTGCCCACCGTCGAGGAGGAACAGAAAGCCGCCGACGCCGAAATCGACGCCGAACTCGATGCCATGAGCGACGAAGAACTGGAGCGACTAGCCCATGGGCGACGAAATACCGAAGAACCCAGACTTGAAGGACCCGAAGCAGGCGGCGAAGCAGGCTCTGGCAGCAAGGAAGGCGAAGGAGAGACGGAAATACCGCCTCGATCTGGCTACCTTTGTTAGAAAAGCCTGGTCCATACTCAACCCCGGCGCCAAGCTCGTCTGGAGCTGGCACTACGATCTGTTATGCGAATACCTCGAGCTGGTGAAGGCGCGCGAAGTGCGCCGCCTGATTATCAACGTTCCGCCCCGCACGGCGAAAAGTACGATTGCCACCATCTGCTTTCCCTGCTGGACCTGGAGCAGCGAGCCCGGCCACACTTTTTTGTGCGCCTCCTACTCGCGGGACCTTAGCACCGAGCACAGTCTCGCCCGGCGGCATCTGCTGGCCAGCGAGTGGTACCAGAAACGCTGGGGCAATCGCTTCAACCTGGGCGCCGGCCAGAACCTGAAAACGCAGTTCGATAACGACTGCCGCGGCCAGATGATCGCCACCTCGGTAGGCGCCACCACCACCGGCAAGGGCGGCGACACGCTGATTGTGGACGATCCCATCTCGGCCGATCAGGCGCTTTCCGATGCCGAACGCAAGACCGCGATCGACTGGTTCGATGGCACGCTGCGCACGCGCCTCAATAATCCGGGCACGGGCGCCATCGTGGTCATCATGCAGCGCCTGCACGAGTGCGATTTGACCGGTTTCCTGCTGGAAAGCGAGCCCGGCCAGTGGACGCAACTCAAAATTCCGCTCGAGGCCGAAGAAGAGGAAACCTGGCAGTTCCCGCGCACGCCGCGGGTGATCGTTCGCCCGCCCGGCGACGTGCTCCAGCCGGAGCGTTTTACGCCCGAGGTGGTCGCCGGCCTGAAATCGCGGGCGTTGATTTATGCCGGCCAATATCAGCAGCGCCCGGCGCCGCTGGAAGGCAACATTATCAAGCGCCAGCATGTGCGCTACTACGGCGGCGTCGAGCCGCATACCGGAGAGCACGATGAGCCGGTGCCCGCGGAATTCGATCTGGAATTCATTTCCGCCGACTGCGCTTTCAAGGAGCTGCGCACGTCCGACTTCGTGGCCATTGGCCGCATCGGCGTAAAGGGCCGCAAGCGTTACCTGCTGAACGTGATCAACGCGCATCTGGGCATGAGCGCCACCGAAGCGCAAATTCGACGGGAACGCGCCGGCCGCCGCATCAGCGCCATTCTGGTGGAAGACCATGCCAACGGCCCGGCGGTGATCGAGCGGCTGAAGCGCAACGTATCGGGCGTGATCGAAGTGAATCCAGCGGGCGGCAAATTGGCGCGCTTTATGGCGGCCGCGCCCGAGTGGGAAGCCGGCGACTGGTACGTGGACCGCAACGCGGCCTGGACCGAGCCGCTGATCCAGCAGTTGACCACCTTCCCCAACGCCGCTCACGACGATATGTGCGACATGATCTCGCAAGCGGCCATCTGGCTCCAAAGCCGCGGCCAGGGGATCGTGAAATTCTGGAAGAACCAGGTGCAATAGCGCCGGTCGTTGGTCTTTGGCCAGAGAGGCCCGCGGGTGGTCCGGTAATCATCATTTCTTGACCGGGGACAGCCGGTCCGGCCGACGACCGACGACCAACGACCGACGACTTCCGGCCAACGGCCAACGATCCCGCTAAGCGGGCGCCAAAGACCAACGACTTTCTGTTCTGCGCTGAATTCTCAGGCGATGCTATGAGTCAACCAGACCGATACGCGATCGATACCCCCATTGCTCCCGGCGTAGTGGCGCGGGTTTCCGGCGCTTTGCGCGCCGCCTGGGAAGCCGGCATGAACGCCTGGTTTTCAGCGCTGCCGCCGCTGCCGCAGGTGGCCCCGCCGGGCACTCCGGTGCGGCGCTATGACTTTCAGATCGGCCAAAACATCAGCTATATCCCGCGCTCGGGCGAGACTACCACCTTCGGGCAACTGCGCGCCTTGGCTGACAATTACGACCTCTTGCGCACCGTCATTGAAACCCGCAAAGACCAGCTTGCCAAGATGCCGTGGACCATTCGGCCTTTGGCCGTTGGTCCTCGGTCTTCGGCCGGAAACGCAGCCGGCTCTGGCCGAAGGCCGAAGGCCGACGACCGATGGCCTGATCTTGGCCGTGTCACCGCCTTCTTCGAGTCTCCCGACGGTGAGCATTCGCTGGCCGACTGGATGCGTCCGCTGGTGGAAGACGTGCTCGTGCTGGACGCGCCGGCCATCGAGCTTATCCGCAACCGCGGCGGCGAGCTGAAGCAATTGCTGGTAATTGACGGCGCCACCATTTTTCCGGTGATCGACCTCATGACCGGCTTTACGCCCGCGCCCCCGGCAGTGGCCTATCAGCAGATCATCAAAGGCGTCATTGCCGCGGAACTGACCACCGACGAACTGATTTACCGCCCGCGCAACCGCCGCGCCCACAAACTGTACGGCTTCAGTCCGGTCGAGCAGATTGTGATGAGCGTCAACCTCGGCCTGCGCCGGCAGATGTCGCAACTGGCCTATTACACCGACGGGACCGTGCCCGATGCTTACCTCGGAGTGCCTGACACCTGGACGCCCGATCAGATCGCGGAATACCAGCAGGTCTTCGACGCCTATCTGGCCGGCAATCTGCATAACCGGCGCAAAGTGTTCCTGGGGCCCGACGGCAAATTGCAGCTCTTGAAAGAGCCGGACCTCAAGAGCGATTTGGACGAATGGCTGGCGCGCATCGTCTGCTTTGCCTTCAGCATCAACCCGCAGCCGTTCGTTCGGGAAATGAACCGCGCCACCGCCCAGACCGCCAAGGCCCAGTCGCTGGAAGAGGGTCTGCAACCGTTGCTGGTGTACTTTGCGGACCTGTTCAATTCGATTATCCGCAAAGGTTTCGGCGTCGCCGGCGTGGAATTCGCCTGGCAGGATGAGAAGGCGGAAGACCCCCAGGATCAAGCTGACATGGCGGCCCTGCTGGTGGCGCAAGGCATCATCACCCCCAACGAAGCCCGCCGGCGCCTCGGCATGGATCCATATCCCGGCGGCGACGAGTTGAGAAGCGCACCTCTGGGTAGCGCGGCCCAGGATTTTTTTCCGCAGACCGCAAAACTCGTAAAAAAAAAGCCGGTGCTGCACGTCTCTCCGGGAGGTGAGGCTGCGCGGCTTGATGCCGTGGCCCATCTCGCATCTGAGCTGACGCTGTTCTTCCGAAGTCAGGCCAAGCTCGTGGCCGCCGAGATCCGGAGGCTATACCCGGCGGCGCTGGCGCAGATGCCGCCCCGCACGGCCGAAAAACTCCGGAAGGACGGCTGGTTCGACCGGGCATGTCAACTAGCCGATGGCATTGTCGATCAGATCGAGCTGAGTTGGGACGCTCTCGTGGGAACGGTTGGCCGTGCCATCAAGAACGTTTTCACCGGGGCTGCCGCCCTCGCTTGTTCGGCCTGGCAGGCCTTGACCGGGGAAATAAAGCCGCCCCTTTCCGGCTGCATCACGGCTGAGCAGGTGAGCGAGCAGGCCGAAGCCTACGCCCGCGATCATGCGGCTGAGATGGTCGGCAAGAGGTGGGTCAACGGCGAGCTTGTGGATAATCCGAATGCCCGCTGGGCCATTACGGAGACAACCCGGGACAATCTGCGGTCGATGATCGTCGACGCGCTCGACAAAAATATGAGCGCTGACGAGCTGGCCGGCGAAATCGAGGGGCTCACCCAGGATGGCGGCAAATCTACCTTCAGCGCGGAGCGCGCTGAAACGATTGCCCGGACGGAACTGGCCAATGCCTTCTCCCACGGTTACCGTGCGGCCGCCCGGTCGGCCGGCGCTATAGCCCACCGGAGTCTGCTGGCCCCGACCCATATCGACATCGACGAGTGCGACGACGCCGCCGCGGACGGCTATATCCCCATCGATCAGCCGTTCTCCAACGGCATGATGGGACCGCCGTTCCACCCCAGGTGCCGATGCACGGAAGAGTTTGCCTTCCCGGAGGGCCGTTGCCCGCAGTAACCGGGGACGAGGACAAAACAAAGCCAGCAGTCAGGAGTCAGGAATCAGGAGTTAGAAGAACTTGTCCTTCTAACTCCTGATTCTTCACTTCTGACTCCTTAAGACGCAGGAGATACCAATGAAGCAATTTCAAAAATTCATCCCCATCACCAAAATCGACGCGGCCAAGCGTGAGGTCTACGGCCTGGTAACCTCCGAGGCCCCCGACAAGGACGGCGAGATTTGCGATTATCCGTCCACCAAGCCGAATTACCAGGCTTGGTCCGCGGAATTTGCCCAGGCCACGGCCGGCAAGTCGCTCGGCAATGTGCGCGAAATGCACGCTCACTCTGCCGTCGGCAAAGTGGTGGACCTGGTCTTCGACGATCCCAACAAGACCATCGCCGTCCGCGCCCGGATCGTGGATGACACCGCCTGGGCCAAGTGCCAGGAGGGCGTTTATACCGGCTTCTCTCACGGCGGCGAATACGTTGGCGATCCCTGGCCCGACGGCAATTATCTCCGCTATACCGCCAAACCCAGCGAGATTTCGCTGGTGGACAACCCGTGTAATCCCGAAGCCCATTTCGAGTACATCAAAGCCGACGGCTCCATCGAGCTGCGCAAATTCGCGGAGGTAGCGCGGACGGCCTCGTCCGCGGGCCCTGTCGCCAAGCGCGACGTTTCCGACAAGGAGCGCGAACGCCTCGCCGCCGAAGGCAAAGCCATGCCCGACGGCTCCTACCCCATCGCCAACGAAGAGGACCTGAAAAACGCGATCCAGGCTTTTGGCCGCGCCAAGGACCCGGAGGCCGTCAAGCGCCATATCATTAGCCGCGCGCGGTCCTTGGGCCTCACTGACCTGTTGCCTGAGGACTGGGAAGGCTCCACCAAAGGCAATAAAGATGATGACGGCGCCGCGAAAGTGGCCAACTCGACGCCGGCAGCGGGCGCCGCGTGCGAAAACTGCGCCCATTGCGCGAAGTGCGAGAAATGCGCCAAGTGCCATGAGGCGCAAATGGACGGCAAGTCCGCCGGCGCCACTCCCGCTGAAAAGCAAGCCGGCGCTCTGCCCCCTCCGGCGGCGGAAACGCTGGAAAAACGCGCGGAAACGGACCCCGTAGCCCGGGCCGTGCTCGAACAGCGGCAGCAAATCGCAGACCTGGCCGGCGCCGTGCAGAACCTCACCGCCGCGCTGAGCAAGTCCATTTCGGAACCGTTGCCGCGCAAGACTGCCGGTCCCGGCAAAGCCGTAACCAAGGAACAGGACAGCGAACCCGTCAACCACAACCCCGAGTTCGCTCCTTCCACGGAAAAAGCCGATCCCACCACCGGCGACAAGAACGTTCTGAAAACCTGCCTCGCGCAACCGATAGCCCTGGAACGCTAAGAGCCGGGGCGCGGAGAGAGATTTCAAATTTCAAATTTGAAATTGACCGAGTTTCGCTCTGGAGCAACAGAGCTTGAGAAAGGAGAAAACGCAAATGCAAGGCAATCTCACCCAGCAGACCATGGAACTGCTGAAAAAACTCCAGAACGATCCGGTTCTGGAAAAAGCCAACACCACCACCGGTATCAGCGCGGGCTTCGGGGTGGTCAACTATAACCTCGAACCCTACGCCAAGACGCTGTATCCGGTCATCACCCCGATTCGCAACAAGACGCCGCGTTTCACCGACAACAACGGCGGCAACGCGGTGCACTGGAAAATCATCACCGCCATCAATCCCAGCCGCCAGTTCCCCGGCACCACGGAAGGTATCCGCGGCTCGGTGATCGACCAGACGGAAGATGACCGCCTGGCGTCCTTTGTCCGCTTCTCGCTGGAAAACTCGCTCACCGAGGAAGCCATCATGCAGGCCGAGGGTTTCGACAACGCCCTCGCCATCATGGCGGACAACCTGCTCCGCTCGCTGTTTATCGCGGAAGAGGAGTGGATGCTCGTCGGCAACGCCACGGGTCTCCAGCAGCCTTCCGCGCCCACCGGAACGCCCACTACCGGCGGCTCGATGGCGGCCAGCTCGAGCAATTACTGCAAAGTAGTCGCGCTCACTTACGACGGCTGGAAGCGCGCCACCGTGTCCGGCGGCGTCGTCACCCAGTTCTTGAAGTCGAGTCCGCTGGGCGAGTCGATGACCATCAACGGCGGCGCCAGCAAGGTTTCCGCCGCTTCCGCAGCCGCCACCACGACCTCGACCAACAATGCCGTCACCTGGTTCGTGACCGCCGTTCCCGGCGCCTTTGCCTATGCCTGGTTCACCGGCACCAGCAGCAGCGCCGGCGGCTGCACCCTGACCGCAATCACGAACAACAACACGTTCACTCAGACCGCGGCAGCCACCGGCACGCAGGTGGATAACGGCAACGGCGGGCAAAACAGTTTGACCGCCAATCTGGGCACCGGCAACAACTACTCCGCGAACGGCTCCGTCTTCGACGGCCTCATCAGCCAGGCCGTCAATCCGCTGATCCTCAGCCCCAGCGGCTCCCAAACCGCCACCGGTCAGTACCTCTCGCTCGACGGCGGCACGCTCACCGGGAACTCCGATGGCTCGATCACCCAGATCGACACCATCCTGCAGGCGTTCTACAACAACTACAAGTTGACGCCCACCAAGATGTGGGTCAGCGCGAAGCAGGCCCAGGAAATCACTCTGCTCACCCTGCAGAGCGGATCGAATGGGGTGTTCCGCATCACCTTGAGCAACGAGCCGGGCGCGCAGGGCGGCGTCACCGCCGGCTCCATGGTCAGCGCGTACCTGAACAAATATGCGGTTGGCGGACCGAAGGCTCTGCCCATCGAAATCCACCCCAACCTGCCCGCGGGCAAGATCTTCTTCGATTGCGACGAAATCCCCTACCCGCTGGCCAATATTCCCGGCTGCTACCGTATGCACTGCCTGCGCGACTACTACCAGCGCGTGTGGCCGCAAACCACGGAGACGCGCTTCACCTCCGTCAACTTCTACGGCACGCTGCAATGCTACGTGCCCTTCGCCATGGGACTGTTGGACAACATCAACTAGGGGCGAAGCCATCAGCGGTCAGCCGTCAGCTTTCAGCCGGAAGGCTGGCGGCAGGCCGCTGTCGGCTGATCGCTGATAGCTGAAAGCTGGACGCATGTCTGACTTGACCACATTGGGCGCATTAAAGATGCGTCTCAAGATCGCCGCCAGCAATACCGCCGCTGACAGCGATCTCTCAGCCCTGATCACGCAAACTTCGTCGGACTTCTGCAACGCCACCAATCGCCAGTCGTTCTTTGCCGCCAATTACACCGAGCAACGCGACGGTCAGGGCGGCGACATTATCGTGCTGCGGAATCAGCCGGTGCAGAGCGTCACGGGCGTGACCATCAACAATTTCATCGTGCCCGCATCGCCCGATGGCGTCGCCCTCGGCTTCGTTTTCGATCACCAGGCCGTCAAGCTGATCGGCTACCTCTTCGCCCGCGGCTACGGCAACGTAGGCCTCCAGTATTCCGCCGGCTTCGGCGAAAGCTTGACCGACCCGAATTTCCCCGGCGAAATTCAACAGGCGGTCCTGGACTGGTGCCAGTACCGCTACAAAGTTCAGCCGGCGGCGGCCGTGGCTTCGAAGCACCTGAATACCGGCGAGCAGATCACTTACGACATCAAGGACATGCCCGAAACCACCCGCCGCGTCATTCAGCAGTACAAGCGGCGCGCGCCGCTCAGGTAGCTGTCAGCGATCAGCTTTCAGCTATCAGCCAAAAGCGCGCGAAGCGCGCACGGTGGAAGCAGCGGTCCCGCTAAGCGGGACCGCTGGGTGGAAGAGCAGGGCTTTAGCCCCGGTGGCGAAAGAACAATGATCAAGCTGCAATTTCTCAATAACTCGGACGCACGCGCCGCCGCTTGGCTGCGGGCGCGCTATAGCCGCATCGCGGCCGAGGTCGAGCAAGGCATGCAGCGCGCCCTCGTTTCGCTTGCCGGCCATAGCGGCGCAACGGCGCTCCGCGGCCGGGTATTGCGGATACAAGCGGGCACGCCGCACCCACCCGCAACGGGCCGCGCCCAAACCTATTCGGCCGGGGCAACTGTCGCAGCCCGTGCCCGCGCCGCCACAACGGCCTGGTGCGGCACAGTTCACGAGCACCGGGACAAACTTTCCGGCGCTCGAAGATTGCAGCGCCCCCCGCACCTCATTCGCCGCGCCATGGGCGAGCGCGTAATGACGGGAAGCCCTTACGGCATTCATATCCGCGCGCGCTACTCGCTGCGCACCAGCCTGATCGATCGCCGCGCCGCGATCCTGGCCGAAGTAAGCGCGGCGCTGCAGAGAGGACTGGCAACATGAGGGGTTTCAAATTACAAATTACAAATTTGAAATTGGGATGCCATGATTAACCGCGAGGCCATCTACTCGGCTCTCCTCCAGCTCCTCGGGACCACCGGGGCCTTTGTTACTCTCGGCCGCAAGCTTGTCCCGCCCAGCGAGCTGACGCCTGAAGTGCAGCCGGCGCTGTTCGTGGAAGAGATCCGCGAGACGGCCCATCCCCGGCCGCGCGGCACGCCCACCAAGTGGACGCTCGACGTGGACTTGGGAATTTATTACTACTGCGAGGCGCAGCCGGATACGCCGGACGAAGAGAACGTCGAGCCGGCGCGCGTGCTGAACAACCTCATCGCCGCGGTCGAGCAGGCCCTGTTGCCGAACGTCAACGGGGTGCAGACGCTGGGCGGCTTGGTTGACCACTGCTGGATCGAAGGCGAAGTCATCAAGAGTCCGGCGTATTTGCAGGCGCAAGGCGCCGCGGTTGTCCCCGTAAAAATCCTGGCGGCATAGAAGGTCTTCGGTCTTTGGCTCTCGGTCGTCGGCCAAAGGGCAAAACCGGGGCGCATCGCCGGCGGCAATGCTGGCCGAAGACCGACGACCGATGACCGACGACCAACGACGGAGGTAGTTATGAACATCCAATTTGGCTCGGGAGTACTCTACGGCTACCCGAATTCCGGCAACCTGGCGGCCAACCCCACACCGTACCGCTTTGGCGTGCTGCAAGACGCCCAGGTAGACTTCAAGGGCGATCTGAAGAAGCTCTATGGCCAGCAGCAGTTCGCCGTGGCCAAAGCGCGCGGCAAGATCGACGTTACCGTCAAAGCCAAGCTGGCCGTGCTCGATCCCAACCTGCTCAACCAGCTCTACTTTGCCCAGGCCGGTGCAACCGGAATCACGCTGGTGGCCGATGGCGAAGCTCAGACCGTGCCTGCGGCAAGTCCTTATACCGTCACCGTGAACAACGCCGCCGCTTTCGCCATGGATTACGGCGTCCAATACGCGGCCACGCAGCAGCAACTCACCAGGCTCGCCTCGGGGACGCCGGCCCAAGGCCAGTACACGGTGAGCGCCGGCGGCGCCTATACCTTCGCCGCCGCCGATGAAGGCGCCGGCGTGCTCATCAGCTACACCTACACCAGCGCCACGCGCGGCGAGACCATCACGCTGACGAACCAGTTGCTGGGCTACGCCCCGAACTTCCGCGCCCTGCTCTACAACACGACCAGCGGCAAGTTCATCGCCCTGGAACTGTTCAACTGCACCGCCTCGGAAATCTCCGTGCCCACTAAGCAGGAGGATTTCTGGATCGTGGACTTCAACTTCGACGCCAGCGTCGATGCGACCAACACGCTGGGCAAAATTTACGCGGATGTGGCGTAGGAAAGAAGCGGTCAGCGGTCAGCTCTCAGCTTTCAGCCGAAAGGCTGGCCGCTGGTGGAAGCAGCGGTCCCGCTAAGCGGGACCGCTGGGTGGAAGAGCGGGTCCCGCTCAGCGGGACCCGCGTTCCGCGGTTGCTTAAATGTTGGGGCTTTAGCCCCGGTGAAAGCTGAAAGCGGGGTTCAAATGTTCAAAGGAACCGAAATCGAGCTGGGCGGCGAAAAATACGTTGTCCCACCCCTATCTCTGGAAAAACTGGAAGCGCTGGAGCCGCAGTTCCAGCAATTGGCCGCGCCCTCCGCGGATCTTACTGAGCGCCTGCGCAAGCTGATGCCGATTTTGCTGGCCAGCTTCCAGCGCAATTATCCCGAAATGACGGAAGGCAAGCTGCTTGAGCTGCTCGACCTGCCGTCACTGAATGTCGTCGTGCAGGCCATCATGCAGGCCAACGGCTTCAAGCTGGCGGCGCCGGGGGAACCGGCGCCGGTACAGGAATAGATTGGATTTGGCTTTACGGCCATCTGGTCGCCTCTACCGGCTGGACCCTTGACTACATCCGCACCCTGACCATGCCCGACGTTGCGCGGCTGATGGAGTATTGGCGCGAGCATCCGCCGGTACACATCATGGTGGCTGCCTGGCTGGGCGTAAAGCCGGATCGGGTAGCGCGGGCAAGCCCCATTTCGGTTCCGCTGGAGCTTACCGCGCTGCTCGGGCGGCCGCAGCGGCCAACGAAAGAAGTGAGCGACCTAGTGAAATGGGCCGAAGGTATGCGCGGAAGGATGGGAAGAGCGTGAAAGGAGAACGCAGAATTGAGGAGTTGGGAGTTAGAATTTCCGGCCCTATTCTAACTCCTAACTCCTGCGTTCTTAATTCTGGGCGGTAGCCCTATGCCTGACGAAAACATTCTGGAAATCGGCGCCAGCGTTGACCTCGCCGGTTTGCAATCCGGCCTCGACGAGGCGGCCGCGCAGACCGGGAAGTGCTGTCAAACGATGAGCGCGGCCTTTTCTTCGATGGAGAAGACGAGCGCCGACGCCGCCGTTGCCGGGGCGAATATCCGGCGGCAATGCATTGCCCAGGAGGCAAAGCAGTTTGATTCGTTCTGCAAAGCGATAGACTCCGGATTCCGCACCGCCATTAAGGGCGTAATCCTGGGTACGCAAACCCTGAGCCAGGCCTTCGGCAGGATGCGCCTGGAGATGGTTGCCGGGTTCGCGGCATCGCTGGAAAAAATGCTCACGCACTGGATCGCGCATGAGCTCAAGATGCTCGCCTTCCATCAGACGGTGGAAGCCGCGAAGACCACCGCTTCGGTGCGGGGCGTGGCCACCCGCAACGCAGCCGACGCCGCCGGCGGCTTGAAGGAAGTCATGCACGCCGCGGCGGCCGCGGCGGCGAAAGCCTACAGCGCGCTCGCCGGGATTCCCGTCGTTGGTCCTTTTATCGCACCCGCCGGCGCGGCTGCGGCTTTCGCCGGCGTGATGGCGTTCGAGAGCCTGGCCAGCGCGCAGGGCGGCTGGGCGCAGGTTCCGCAGCCGACCCTCACGATGCTTCACACCAATGAGATGGTTCTGCCGGCAAACATTGCCAGCGGATTCCGCTCGATGCTTTCCGCGCCGGGCTTCAGCTTTGAAGGCGGCGCCGGCAGCCGTGGCTCGGCCATGCCGGGAATCATGATTCAGCCGCAGATCCGCGCCTGGTCGCCGGCGGACGTGGCCAGCGCCGCGCGCCAGATGTCCGCGCACATCGCCGGCGTCGCGGAAACCCGCGTGCGCCGCATAGCACGCGAGTACGGAGTCGGCAGATGAGGAATTCACCACGGAAAGCACGGAAGGCACAGAAAATGGTTTCGTCCGTGGCGTCCGTGTTTTCCGTGGTTAAAAAGCCATGAGCAACGCTGTCTTCCCAACCTTTCCGGGTCTCGACTGGAACGTCAAGCGCATCCCCACGTTCGGCACTCTGGCTCAGGCCGCCAGCAATGGGATGATGGTGCGCATTCCGCGCTTCCTCGATCCGATGTGGCAATTCGAATGTAGCTTCGAGTTTCTGCGTGACACCTGTCCCAACGACGAATTCAACGCGCTGCTGGGGTTTTTTCTGGCGCGGCAAGGCGGCTATGATTCATTTCTGCTCGATCTTTCCACGCTCACGCAGAATCCGGCTGACGCTTTTGTCGAAGGCCAGCTTCTGAGTCTGGACGGCAACAATTGCGCGCCGCTGGCGCGTTCGCTCGGGCAGAGCGGCAACCTGGAGCAAATTTACGAGCTCCAAGGGCCTCCGGTCGTGCGCGACGGCAACGGGAACGTGCTCGCTGCCGGCACGGCTTACACGCTCTATTGCTCGTGCGTTCCGCCCAGTGGCGTGGGAACCTTTCAGCCGTATAACGGCCTAGGCGGCTATTATCTGCAATTCGCCTCCGCGCCCAAGCTGCCGGTGACGGCGGACTTCGGGTGGTACTATCGCGTAATTTTCAGCGCGGGCAAGGGCTCGGCCCAGGACCCGCAAATTGGCAACGATCAACAAGAGTTCGCCGCGCTCTGGTACGCCATGTACGAGGCACGGCAGATAACGCTGGTGACAGCCAGAGAGTGAGCGGGTAGCGCGGCTCTCCAGAGCGGCCGGCCCTTTCGGCGAAAGCGATCATGCGTGCATTCACATCCGGTTCCGGCAGCAACACCACCAACACGGTGCAATCCTACCTCGCCGCGCACCGGCAATTGCTCGTTGCCGATCTCTTCGAGCTGAAGACTCTGGTCCAAGGCGCTCCTTGGTCGCAGGACCTGTTGCTGACCACGTTCGCCACGCCGCTGACCTGGAACCAAAAAGGCACCTTCGTGCCCGCGCGGCTCAAGCGCGGCGCCGTAGACTCGAAAATCGGCTTCGATGCCAGCGCCCTCGATCTCGAATGGTCTCTCCGCCCCACGGACATGTTCTACGGTTCGTGCTCGATGTTGGCCGCGTTTCTCGCCGGCCTCTGGGATAACGGCGTCGTCACGCTCTATCGCGCGATCATGCCCGCGCTGGGCGATTGCAATACCCTAGGCGCCTGCGTCATGTTCACCGGCCGCATCGCCGACGTCACCGCCTCGCGCCTGGGCGTGCAGATGAAGATTAACTGCCCGCTCGAGCTCCTCGATCAGAAGATGCCGCCGAACCTGATCGAGCCGGGCAATCCCGCCGCGCAGTACATGAGCGGTGTCGCGCCGGCCGGCATGGGCAGCGTTCCCGTATTTTCAGCCGGCGGCAGCAGCACCACGCAGATCGTCGTAGCCGAATGCACTGCGCCAAACGTCGCCCAGCTTTTCCAAAATGACACTTTTGATTTTGGCTACATCGAGTTCACCAGCGGCGCTTGCCAGGGCATGCGCGCCAGCGTGCAGTTCTCCGAAGTCAAGGACGGCCTCAACTGGTTCTATCTCTACAATCCATTGCCTTGGCCGCCGAACGCCGGCGATACGTTCAATGGCCTGGTGCCTTACGCCCGGGGCCTCGTCGCCCACGGCCAGCAAATCGGCTGGATCCCGAATGCGAATCCGTGCGAAATCAGCGTGATCTATTCCTCCGAATTTGTGGAAGACGAAGGCGTCGTCTGGGCCAGCGGCGGAGCGCTGACCAACGTCGGACCGCCGAACGCCCAAGGCTCGGGCGGACCGAGCGCCAGCGGCCAATACGGCTGCAACGGCTCGGGCACCTACTACTTCTATTCCGGCGACGCCGGCAAAGAAGTGCTTATCAACTACGAATATCTCAACGAAGCCGGCGCGTTCCAGGGATTCCCCTACGTGCCGGCCCCGGAAATGACGGTGTGAGAAAATTTCAAATTTCAAATTTCAAATTTGAAATTTCCAACCGGAGAGCAAGCCCATGAGCGAGCAGGAACAACGCGAAGCCATAGTTAAACAGGCGAAAGCCGCGATCGGCACTCGCTTCATTCACGGCTGCCGGATCAAGGGCATCGGCTACGATTGCGAAACCTTCATCTGCGAAGTTTTCGCCGGCGCCGGAGTCTTCACGGCGCAGGGTATCCCTTACGTTCCCGCTCAGTGGTTCATGAACAGTCGGCAGGAGTTATACCTAAATTATCTCTCAAAGTACGCGAGTGAGTACCAACCGGCCTTCGGCCCTCGGCCTTCGGCTGTCGGCCAGCAGGCGGCTCCTCCTGCCGACGACCGACGACCGACGACCGACGACCAGGAGGTAGCGCGGCTCTCCAGAGCGGCGGGCCCCATCGCCCAGACCACGCCGCTCCCCGGCGACATCATCGTTGTCAAAACGCGATGGGTCTATTCCCACGGCGCCATCGTTGTCGCCTGGCCGCGAGTGATTCACTGCTACCCGCCGTGTGTCAGCGAGTCCGACGTTTACGCGAACCCGGTCTTTTACGGCCACGAACTGAAATTCTTCAATCCTTTCAGCCATCAGCAGTCAGCCGTCAGCGGTCAGCCAAACACGCCGGCCGCCCCTGCTGGCTGAGCGCTGATCGCTGAACGCTGAGGGCTATATGGGTGTCGCATCGGGCAAAGGCAATCACCAGCTCACTACCCGCGCCAGTGGCCTGCGCGTGAACACGAACCTCTACGGTTCGGCCGTGCCGCTGATCTATGGCCGCTACCGCGTGACGCCCAAGCCTATCTGGTCGGCCAATTTCGAGTGCAAGCCCGGCGGCGGAAAGAAGGGCAGCTCGAAGGTAGGCGGACTCTACGATTACACCTGCTCCGTCGATTGGCTGATCGGGCATTATCCCATCTCGATGGCGCTCAATGCCTGGGACGATCAGAACTGGTGGGGCCTCGGCTGGAATTCCGGCGTCTTCACCGTCGTAAGCAACGGCGCCGCCGGCGGCCAGGTGGACATCACTTCCGCGATCAACGGCGGCGGCCAGACCTGGCTGCCCGGCATTGGCTGGGTCAACGTCACCAGCGGCTGGTCGCTCTACGCCGTGATCGGCTGCCATCTGATTCAGACTGGCGTCGAAGTCAATCTTGACGACTACTACGGCCCTGGCGGCGTGAGCTACTTCACCGGCTGGGATGTGCCGCTTTGGAACGAGTTTTACTACACGCCTGACGGCCAGGCCGGCAGCACGCGCCGCCCGAACACTTACAACTGGACGCCGGCGAGCGGCAATGTGATCCAGTTCCCCGCGGCGCTCGTTGGCCAGCAGGTATTCATTGCCTGGGGCGCGCTGCAAACCTCCGGCGGCAGCTCGACGTGGAGTCTCGGACCGTATAATTCGCAGAACCTGAATCTGGTCTTCGAGCGCTACCTGGCCAGCGGCAACGAGTACGAGCGCGGCTCGATGCAGGCGCAGCAGATTCCTTACAACTGGGTCGCCGGCATCGGCAGCCCGTTCTTTGATCTTGGTTCGGGAAACGTTCTGCCGTCGCTCTCCTTCGAAGCCCAGGGCGCATTCGACATCTGGGCGCATGGCGGCTGCGATCCTGCGGACATCATCCTCGACCTGATCGCCGGCGTGACCGTCTGCGCTGATTCACCCTACGCCGGCCAGGCGGTCGCTGTGCCGCATAGCGTGAACACGGCCGCCGGGGTCTCACTGCCGATCGCGCTCGGCGATCTCACCGGGGCGCGCAACTGGGCGCGGGCCAACGGCATTTCCTGCTCGCTCTATCTCGATTCGCAGAAATCCGCGAAGGACGTGCTGCAGGAATTGTTCGACGTGAACAATTGCGCGCCCGTGTGGAGCGGCGCGCAGCTCAACGTGATCCCTTACGACGAGGTTTCCGCGGCCGATCATGGCGCCATCTACACCGCGCCTACGGCTTCTGGCCCGGTCTGTGCGCTCGACGACACCTGTTTCGTGGTCAGCGGAAACGAGGCGCCGGTCACCGTGGACCGCAAGCGCCAGGCCGACGCCTACAACGTGGTGAAAATCACGCACATTGACGATGGCTGGGATGCCGGCGCCGGCGACAATCCGAATTTCGATCTGAACGTAGTCGGCGGCGTGGTGACCGGGAATTTTACTGATCCGAACGTAACGCGCAAAGACTACAACGACTGCGTTACCACGGAAGTGGAGCAGCGCAGCGTCGTCCAGTTCGGTACGCGCCCCGACAATGCCCGCGAAATGCGCTGCATCACCAAGCCCACCATCGCGCAGAAAATCGCCTCGATCCTGGTGAAGCGCTCGGCGTACCTGCGGAACACTTACAAATTCAAGCTCCCGGTCACTTATTGCTTCTTGGAGGCGATGGACCTGGTGACCATCACCGATCCGTATCTCGGGCTGAACGCGGCGCCGGTGCGCCTGCTCTCCGTGCAGGAATCTTGGGACGATACGAGAGGCTGGGAGCTGGCCTGCGAGGCCGAGGACTTCATCTACGGCCTGAACCATCCTTCGCCGATGCAGTTTCAGGCGACGACGCCGGTTTCCGTGCTGGCTAACATCGATCCCGGTCCGGTGAATCCGCCAGTGTTCATGGAGCTGCCGGACTCGCTGCAGTCAGGTCCCGGCCACTGGCTGCATATCGCGCTGAGCGGCGCCCGTGCGGATTGGGGCGGCTGCCTGATCTGGATGTCCACCGATGGCGTGGATTACGACCAGGTGGGAATGGTCAAGACGCCGAGCAACATGGGGATCGTCAACGGCCCCGCGCCCGCGGGTCTGGACTCGGGCTGGACCTGGCCAACCGTGGCGTGGCCGGACTCAAACAATGACTGGATCGGCGTCGATCTCACCGAGAGCAGCGGCGCGCTGCCGTTTCCGAACAGCACTGACGCGGCCGCCTATAAGACGCTGGCATGGGCCGATGGCGAGCTGATCGCGTATGGAAACCTTTCGCAGATTGATACCTACGCCTACGCCGTTCCCATCGCCTACCGCGGCCTCTACGGAACTCAGCAGTCGCAGCACGCCGCCGGCACCGATTTCGTCCTGCTCGACGATAACGTTTTCGCATTGCGCCTTGACCCGGAATGGGTCAACAGCACTACAACCTACCCGAAGGTCCTCTTTTTCAAGTTCACCAGCTTCAACCGCCAGGGCGGCGGCGCGCAAAGCCTCGACGCGGCCGAGCAATATCAGTACAGCTTTTTCGGCCATTACAACAATTTTCTGCAGAGCATCGGCAGCAACGTCGCGGGGGGCGCCTACTTAGGCACGAGCGGCAGCGGCAACTATCCGGGCATCGCCTGGTTCGGCCCCGGCGGCGCCCTGCCGCCGGGCAATACCCTCGTGGCCTTTGAAATCTTCCGCTCCGATGGCACTTCCTTCACCGTGATGGGCGGCCAGGCCGGGCCGCCCCAGGGAATCACGCAATGGTCTACCGAGTACTTCATGATGTACGACCCCACCGCCAACAGCATTTACTTCCTCAGTTCAGCGAGCCAGATGCTGCAGGACTGCTACAACGGCAAGCTCCTGGTCGGCTCGGCCACCACCACCGACAGCAGCGGCAACGGCGGCACCAGCTTCAGCGGCGGCATCGGCTTCGGCGGCCTCGGCATGGGCCTGGCGCCGCCCCCCGGGAAAGTGTTCCTGATTTAGCGAGGAGAAAAGCCGTTGAAATTCGGGAAAGCGGCGGTACAATTTAGACGGCCAAGCGGGAGGCTGGAACCTGCCGCCTGGCCTAAACCACAATGCATCGGAGCTGCATCATGATCTGCCGAAATTCTAGCCGATTCCTCCTCATCCTGGTTTGCTCGCTTTCCCTGACCGCTGCCGCTCAAGCGCCAGCGCGGCGTTTCTGGAGGCCATCAACAATTGTTGCCGTTGGCGTCACCACGGCGATCCGCGCGGTGGACGGCGCCCAAACCTGCTATGGCCTGGCTCGGGGCGCCCATGAGCGATGGATGCCGACGCAATCGTGCGCCGCCCTTATCAGCCTCGGCGCCTCCGGAGAGGCGCTGCAAACCCTGGCGCAATGGCGCCTGGGCCGGCGTCATCCGCGCCTGGCCGCGCCGATTCCCTGGCTATCGACCGCGCCGAACGTCGCCGGTATCTTCAACACCTGCGCTGCCGGCGGCGGCTGGTGCATCCAGGCCCCCAAAACCCACTGAGGAGACGAAAAATGTCCCATTTGAAGCCTGCGCTCCGCTTTCTGTTCATCTTCTGTGCTGTCTGTGCTTTCCGTGGTGAGGTTCTTGCCCAAAATCAGGCCACCGTGCGCGCCAGCTACATTCAGGACATCACCGGCAGTCCCCTTGCCAGCGGACAAATCTGCTTCACGGCGGTCACCAACTCCGGCGTGCCGATCAACTATCAGCTCTCCGGCGGCGCCCAGGTAATCGGACACATGCGCTGCGCCGCCATCACCAACGGCGCCTTCAGCATCCTCCTGTCCAACGTCGCCAACACCACGCCGGCGAATGTCTGCTACAGCGCCACGATCCGCGATCTCAGCACCGGCCAGATCGTGAATCCGCCGGCCGGTACGACACTCAATGGCTACTCCTGTGTCCAGCCGAGCAGCTCGAGCGCGCAGAGCGGCTGGTGCTCAGTCACCGGCGGCGTGCTCACCTGCGACTTCGACGATTACCAGCCCCAGCTTGCGCCCCAGGTGCTCACCACGCAGGGCGCAGTCATCAGCGGCACGCCTGTCACTGGCCATTGCGTGGATTGGGTCTCGGGCTTTTTGCTCGGCGACGCCGGCGCTCCCTGCGGCTCCGGAGACGGCGGCGGCAGCACGGTCTATGTGAACGGCGCTGCCATCACCAGTCCGCATTTCAACGCTACGACTCCTGCAGCCGGCAGCGGCATGCAGAACGTGACTCTGCAGGTCAGCGGCAATAATGTCAGCGCCGAAGTGCCCACCAATGCGGCGACGGCTACCGCCCTGGCCGCCACGCCATCGACGTGCAGCAGCCCGATGTTCGCCACCGGCGTCACGGCTGCTGGCAACGCCATCTGCGCCCTCACGACTGCCAGCGCTCCGCCGGTAATCAAGACGGTCTCTTACACCGCCACCAGTTCGGACGGGCTCTACGGCGGGACGACGTTCCAGATGGACTGCGTGAATAGCTGCACCTTCACGGTGCCCAGCAGCGCGCCCGCCAGCGGCTGGCGCGTCGACGTGGTGAACCCGAGCAGTTCCACGGTCACGGTTTCGATTGCCGGGCCGAACGCCGGCGTTTTTGCCGGCTGCACCAGCAATATCTGCCCGCTGATCCCGGGACAGCACGCGGTCGTGACCTCGGACGGAACCTACTATTACGGGGCCGGCACGGCCATCGGTACGATCGCAGCATGGGGCTTGACTTCAACGGCTGCCGGCTTTGAGCAGATTGTCGAGTGCAATACCGCCAGCGCTACAGTCTTCGGCTGCCTCGCTACGAGTGACTGGTCGAACTTCAATTCCAAGCTCGCCGATCCCGGCGCCAACGGCATCGTCAAGCGCACCGCCGCCGGCGTCACGGCTCCGGCGACCTCGAGCGATATCATCTCGACTCTGGGCTACACGCCGGCCAGCACTTCCAATGTGGCCGCGAACATCGTTACCGTGGTCGCCGCGAATGATGATAGTTCGGACGTTTCCTCGATTGTCTCGGCCGCGCTGACCGCCATTTACAACGAAGGCGGCGGCACCGTGTTTTTCCCGGCGGGTACTTATCAGATTCAATCGCAGGTCGTGATCCCCAACAATGCCGCCAGTCCGCCGAAGCATCCGTATATTTCCATCCAGTGCGCCGGCGGCAACTTCTCGCTCGACGGAACCGCGCCCTCCGGTGGGACGATCCTCGATCTGCGCTATTCCGGCAGCGGCGCCAAGATTGAGGATTTCGCTTTCGGCACGCTCCAGATTTCCGGCTGCACCTTCGAGGAGCAGGGCGCCAGCACGACTACGCCCTTCATCATGACCACCAATGCCACGCTGCAACTGCACGACAATTTCGTGAACGGCTACAACAGCAACACGGGGACGGGCTGCGACCAAGACTTCCTGATCCTCGGCGGCACGACGAACGCGACCACCGGCGACGCCACCGGCTGGTTCCAGGGCTACGGCGGCTATGTCAGCCACAATTTCGCGGCGCACATCCGCCGCTTCGCTTACCTGCAGTGCGCCGCCAACTCGATCCCCATCACGCAGAACACGATCTTCTTTACCTCCGGCTCGAACCTCACCGGCGGCGCCGCCATCGAGCTGGGCAACACCGGCGTCTGCGGCGCAGAGGGCAATGTGATCGAGGATAACCTGATCGAATCGCCCTTCTATGTCTATCCGGTCAAGGTAGTTCAGGGCGGCCAAAACACTTTGCTCAATCAGTTTTGGGATTGCAGCGCTGGCGGCGCGGTTACCTCTGCGCTATATGATTTTGAAAGTGGCGCCGGCACGAACTTCCTCTATGAAGGCTTCCACGACATCGGTTGCTCCACGCTCTACCGCGACATCACCAGCGCCCCCGGGCAGGTCGTCTGGTCCAGTTCCGGAGTGAAGAACATCGGCCCGGTAGCGAATTTCGGCCAGCTTACTTCGAGCGGAACCATCAGCAGCCAGGGAGTCAACACGATCAGCGGGACGCCCATAGGGACATGGTTGCGCTGGAACAATAGCAGCGGCAGTTCCTCGAACTGGCGTGGCGAGCTCTTCGCCTATGACTATGGCGCGTCTGCTTTCAAGACGATGGACGTGGACGGCTACCCACTGAACTTGAACGCCAATAGCGCGCAGCAGGTGAACATCGGCGGCCCCGCGCTGGCCAGCTTCAGCCTCTATTCCGGTGGCGTCGGCACGATGCCCACGAGCGGAATTTACTTGACCCAGCGCTATAACAGCAGCAACGGGCAGGGAGAGATTTTTACCTATAACTACGGCACCAGCAGTTTCCTCCCTACTTCTATCAAGCAACTGCTCGTCGGCTCCGGCAGTGCCGCGTCCGGCACGCCGGGCACGCTGGGATTCAATGGCTACACGAATTATGGCCTAGCCTTCAATACCGCGACCGGCGTGACCCTGCAGCATGCCGGGACGTCGATTTTCGGCACGCAAGCCACGGCGCTCGAGGTTAATGCGGGCGCCTCGGTGGCCTGGTCGGCTACGGGATACAACGCCACGCTCGATACCGGTCTATCGCGCTCGGCTGCCGGCGTTGTTAACGTCGGCAACGGCACGCCCGGCGACGCTTCCGGCGATATCAAGGCCGCGCACGCCCAGGTCACGCTCAGTACGCCGGCCAGCTCCAGCGCCACCTGCACCGCCGGCCAGATGTGGGCCGACGCGAGCTATGTGTACGTCTGCACCGCGGCCAGCACCATCAAGCGCATCGCGCTGACCACGTTCTAGCAGAATTCAGCACGGAAGGCACGGAAGGACGGAGGGAAAATGGCAAATTCAAAACTTCGAACAATCCTGAATCTCCTGCTTCTCTTCTGTGTCTTCTGTGCTTTCCGTGGTGAACTCCGGGCGCAGAATTTCACGGCCGTAACCGCGTCGAAGGTGCAGGACCTCACGGGCGCTCCCCTTGCCTCTGGCCAAGTCTGCTTCCTCGGCGTGAACAACAGCAACGTTCCCATTAGCTACCAGGCGGGCGGCGGCGGCCAGGTGATTGCCGCACCGGCGTGCGCCACCGTGACCACTGGCGCCTTCTCGCTCACCGTCGCCAATACCGCGCTGACCACGCCCGCCAACGTCTGCTATCGCGTCACAGTAACGGACAGCAGCGGCAACGTTCTGATCGGCGCCGGCGGCCCGTTCAACCAGAGCGGCTACCAGTGCGTGCAGCCCACCGGCAGCAGCTTCAATTTCGATGGCTTCTCGCCACTTTTGCCGGCGAATGCGGTGGCCACCACGCCAACCCAGCCCACGATTACCGACACCGGCAGCAGCTACGTTACCGTGAGCGCGAGCAAGATTCAGGATGCCACCGGGACGGCTCTGGCCAGCGGACAAATCTGCTTCACGGCCACGACCAATGCCGGCGCGCCGATTTCCTTCCTGGCTGCCGGCGGCGGCCAGGCCATCGGCCAGGCTGTCTGCACTACCATCACCAGCGGCGCCTTCTCGATCACGCTGGCCAATTCCGCGCAAACCGTGCCGCGTAACATTTGTTACAAAACCAGAGTTACCGACGGCAGCGGGAATGTCCTGATCGGCGCGGCGCTGCCGGGCCAGTCCAGCGGATACGATTGCGTGCAAACTGCCGGCAGCAACAACTGGTGCTCGGCCAGCGCCTGCAATTTCGACCTCTATCCGCCGACGCTCGCCGCGCTCGCCACCAGCAATGCCGTTGCTGGCCCGCAAGGTCCTGCCGGAGCGGCTGCCACCGTCACTGTCGGCACCACCACCACCGGCGCGGCCGGCACGAATGCCGGCGTGAGCAATAGCGGCACGTCGTCGGCCGCGGTGCTGAATTTCACGATTCCGCAAGGCGCCACCGGGGCGCAAGGTTCCCCGGGTCCTGCTGGTCCCACAGTCTATCCGGGCGCCGGCTTGGCGGTTTCTACCGGCAGCGCCTGGGGAACATCGCTCGCCACCGCTGCATTCCTCGGCGATCCCGGCGCCAACGGCATCGTCAAGCGGACCGCCGTCGGCGCAACCTCTGCCGCGGTGCCCGGCACGGATTACGTAATGCCCGGCGGGAACGTGGCGACGGCCACCGCCCTTGCCGCAACGCCCAGCCAGTGCGGCAGCGGTTATGCGCCTACCGGCATAGCCAGCAACGGCAACGCGCAGGGATGCCAGGCGGTCGGCGGCGGAGGCGGCGCCCCCGGAACCTACTGGATCGAGCCTTTCACCATCAACCCGCAACTGGATTCAACAGGTTCCTATCTGATGGGAGTCGAAACATCCTTTTGGCCGCCGCCTAATTCCGCCGTTACCGTAGTCGGACCAGGTACGCCGGATGCTACTTGGGGCAAGCACTGGGAGATACAAGCTGGAATGAGCGTGGACCCGAATGTAGGCGGCGTCAATGAGTTTCCCGACCTGACTTCAACCGTACAGACCCTGATGATGCGCTTTGCCCTCAAAGGTGGTATCTCCACGTATGTCGCCTTCGGGCTTGAGGATGCGCTTACCGCCAACAACAACGCCCAGGACTATTACCAGTCGCCGGCGGTCACGGGGACCGCTTATGCCGGACTCTACGCCTATTGCGCCACCACGCCGTGCTATTGGGCGTGCCTCGCGTGTAGTGTCTACGGTACGACCTGCACGCAGTCGCCTGCGGTTCCCAGCAGCAGCAACTCCGTCGCGGTGAGCCTGAATGGCCACCACACTCTCACCATGCCGGTCAGCACGGCGTCCGTCAGTTGTTATCTGGACGGCACGCAGATCGGCGGCACGATCACGACTAACCTGCCGGCCGCTACGGTGAGCCATGGCTTGAGTCCCACCTGGGGTAACAGTCAGTCCGGAATCGGCGGCAGCTACATTGAGCTCGGTCCGGCCAGCTTCGGGCCGCTGCCGTAGGAGCGTAGCGCGGCTCTCCGGGTAGCGCGGCTCTCCAGAGCGGCAATTGTTTGCGGGAGGCAAATATGTCCTACACTTCCACCAATCCGATCATGGTCACTGCATCGCTTCTGAATCATCCAGCGCACGCGAACGGCCTGGTTGCCGAGGGCGACCCCTGCTGCGTCGGCGCGCTGGCGGGTTTCGCGGGCAAGTCAGCAGCGGCGGCGACCGACGAAATCCCGCTGATGCTCAACGACGTGGGACCAGCCGCGGTCACGGCGGGCGCGGCCGCCATCAGTTTCGGGACCCAGCTTTATCTCGACCCGTCTGCTTGCACGCTGAGCAACACGGCCGGCGGCCTGCCGTTCGGCGCCTCGGTGGACACCACCACCATCGCTGCCGGCCAGAGCGGCACCATTCAGGTGCGCGTGTCGAACTGAAGCGGACTTTATGTATCAAGCGGCGGCGACACTGCTGGTTGGCTTCATCGCGGTAGGGGTGACGATTGCGACCCAACTCGTGGTGTGGGGCGTCTTCCGCGGCAAGGTGATCGCCCGCATCGACGCCACCGACCGGCGGGTGGACGAATTGCGGGAAAATCAGGGCCGCATCTTCGAGCGCCTGGACGTCCATACCGCGGACATCGGATTTATCCAGGGCAAGCTTAATGGCAATAAAGCCGCAGTGAGGAGCTAGAGCATGGATTGGAATGACTGGTACAAGGCCATCCTGGCGCTGGTGATATGGCGGGAGGCGCGCGGCGAGGGCAGCGCGGGCATGCGGGCGGTCGCTCACGTCATACGCAACCGGGTGGCGGGCGCCCCTGGCCACTCCTCAACCGCATCGGCCTGGGACGCGGTGATCGAACGCAAATGGCAGTTCTCTTCCCTGACCGCGCCCGGCGACTCTCAGCTCGTGCAGTGGCCGGCTTATCCGGACCGGAGTTTCGAGGATGCCATGACGATTGCCACCCGCATCTTCGCCGGTGCCGACCCGGACCCTACCGGCGGCGCCACTCATTACTGCAATCTGAGCCTGTGCCATCCTGCGTGGGCCGACACGCTGGCGGTCACCGCCAGGATCGGCGGACACACTTTTTTCAAATAGCCGGCAGTCAGGAGCTGGTAGCTGGTGGATCGGGAATGGGCTTCGGCCCGTGACCGCCGGCTGCCCGCCACCGCCTGCCGGCTAATCACCGAAAGGAGGCAAGCATGAATAAGACCGAACTGCAAACTGTCCTGGGATACGTCTCCGTGTTTCTCGGGATTGCGCACAACATGGGGGTAAGCCTCGGCCACTTTGGCAACGACGATTTCGTCGACCTGGCGTCCAAGACGGCGAGTGTCTTCTACCAGGCCATCGCGCCGGCCGCTCCACCCGCCCCCGCAACCACAACCACCAGCTAGGACTTCCTTCGTCCTCTGTCCGCCACTCCCGGCAGCGGGATCACGAATCAACCTTAAAACGCATACGGAAGGCGCAAGGGGCCGAGGGTCTTTGACCGGAAGCGGTAATCTTCCCGGGCAATGCCCCCCGGCCCTTTCGCCTTCGGCCGCGAGTACCCCCTAAGGCAAGAAAGGAAACGCCATGAAGACCGTGATCGAATCGCTCAACGCCATCGGCGCGAATGTCTGGGCCGTTCTGTGTATTCTGGCGGGCGTCCTGATGTGTGCCGCGTGCCTCGGTTTAGGCAAAACGCTTGAACCCGGAACGCTGCTGATCGGTGGCGGCCTCGCCCTGCTGCAACGCAATGCCGGGTAATCGGCGGGAAGCCTACGGCACGCCGAAGCGAATCACGGGGCCGGTGGCGAATCGGAAATCCGGATGGGTTTGGTGGGCAATGCGGCTCAAGTACAGGTCCGGTTGCACCTTCCAGGCCCACCGGCGCGAGAGCCGAACATCCACCATGGCGCCGAAGGTAAAGGCAAGTTTGAACTGGTCGTTATACTGTAACCCGGTGCCCAGGTCCCGTTCATCGACATGGTTGCGCCCCATTCCCATAATGCCGTACACCGAACCGGCATAGCGCTTGGTGCGTATCAGGCGCAGCTTCGGACCAGCCCCGGCGCTCACCTGGTCGGCGCCAACCTTATGGGGCCCGGTGGGTCCAAAGGGATAACTGATTTTGCCGTAATGCCCCGAAGTGTCGATGGCCAGGCCAAACCAGGGATTCGCCCACTCGGTTAGCTGGCCGTCCCAACCGACGAACTGGCTCTCCGGAAAGCTATGTCCGGGATTGACGTGCATATAGGAAAAAACGCCAAGAAAAAAGTCTCCGGTAAAGTCTTCGTAATCCGGCGGGACGGAAACCAGCGGAACGCCATTCGCCGGCGTACTGCTTTCCGCCGGAGTGGGTTCCGGAGCCGGGTTCTGCGCCCTCGCCGCCACGGCGCCGGCTGAAATCATGAGCAGAGCAAAAATGCCCACGCTGAGCGCCTGGCGGCAGGCACACCTTGCAGCCGAGTTCGTCTTCCGCATCACGTCCCTCCGGTAGAGGCCACACTTCTGACCCCTAATGATACAGAAGACGCGCCCGTGGTTCCATACCGGGTCCTATCCGCGCTTCGCCGGCAGCTCGAATTTCCCGTCGCGTTCCACCAAGGTTGCTGCGTTCACGCATTGCCGCAGCGAGCGGTCCACCCGCGATCTGCCGGCCACGGTGTTGGCGACCAGGCTGGCGCTCAGCAGCTCCGCCAGGATTTGATCGCGGGTCCGCGGGCCCTGCTTGGCCAGCATGTCTTTGATGGTCTTGTTAAGGCGCGGTTCCGCCGAAACGCTCCTTCCCTCGAGCGCCGATAAAGCGCTCTCGGCGCGGGCCAGCTTGTCGCGGTAGAACGCTACCAGCCGGTGCAACCCTTGCTGGAACTTTTCAAATTCGCGTTCCTGTTCCGCGAGCTGCGGCGCTCCCATGCCGCCCGGCGCGCCCGGCTTGGGCCGCAGGGCGGCGGCACTGGATTTCCTCGATTTGCCGTTTGTCCGTCGTCTCATCGTACCAACCTGTGGAGCAAGGAACTGCTAAGCTCAGCAGCGTGTGGCCGTAACGCAAAGCCTGACCATAGGCCGCGCGCACCCCGTCCAGCGCCTCTTGCTTGCTCTTGCTCGATAACGAGAGTGTACGCGAGAGCCAATACAATATCAAGCTCCTTTTGAAGCGCCACGCCTGGCGCCGCAATGCCCGGATCGCGTCTTGGATTCGGCGGCGCGCCGCCGCCGGAGCCGCCGCCGGATCCAGGTTGGCGGCAAAGTCCAGGTGTGCCGCCACGGTGGCGGCGGCGAGCAGAAGAGCGAATTCGCCGGAACCCGGCGACTCCGGTTGCGCCGTGCTGGGGCAGGCTGCCGGGGCCACCCGGTCAAGCCGCAACATGAAGGTTTCGAGATTCTGGGCCGTGATTAGTTGTTTCATGGCGTGCCTTCTTTCGCTTTTTATTCGCCATTACTTTGCGCTTTGCCCTGCAAATAGTCAATCCCCAAGATGTTGGGGCATAGCTTATTGATATAATGGAATGCGGTTACCCGGTTAAGTTCGGTCCGCAGCACTCCCCGGAGCTCCGGGGAGCGCAAGGCACGCCTGATGGATCCGGACTGCCGGGCGGCAAGTCGATTTTATGCGGCTCGGGGCGCGGCTTCCCGGGCGCGGACAAGGTTTATGGGGTGCCCGTCGCGCCAGTTCAGGATATTCTCGGCCGTGGTATCCAGAATGCGCCGCAAGGCCTCCTGGCTGTTAAACGCGTTGTGCGGAGTGAAAAGCACGTTTTCCCGGCGGAACAGCACATGGGTCCGCACCACGGCCTCCAGTTTCTCCAGAGCCGGCGCTTCGTCCAGCAACTGCCGCTCTTCCTGGATTAATTCTTCGCCTTCCACCACGTCGAGGCCGGCGCCGCCCACCTGGCCGCTCTCCAGCGCCTCCAGCAGAGCATTGGTATCCACGAGACGTCCCCGGGCCGTATTGATGAACAATGCGCCCGGCTTCATTTGCGCGAATTTCTGGCGATCCATGAAGTGCAGCAGGGGCGGAGAGTACGGCAGGTGCAAGGTCACCACATCGCTGGCCGCGAGCAGTTCATCAGCCGGCGCGTAGCGGTAGCCCAGCAGTTCGGCCAGAAAAGTATCGTGCCTGACGTCGTAAACCAGGACGTGCATGCCGAATCCGCGCGCAATCTTAATCACGTGGAGTCCGATCCGGCCGCCGCCGATGACCCCCAGGGTCTTGTCCTTCAGGTCGAAGCCGGTCAGCCCGGCCAGCGAATAGTCGCCGCTTCTGACTCGGGCATACGATTGCGGGATCTTCCGCGAAAGCGCCAGCATGAGGGCAAACGTGTGCTCGGCCACGGTATTCTCGCCATAGCCGGGCACGTTGCTCACCACGATGCCGCCCTCGGCGCATGCCTTGAGATCGATGTGCTCGAACCCGGTCGAGCGGGTCGCCAGCAAGCGCAACTGAGGAAGGGCGGCGAGCGCGGCGGCATCCACTTGCGAATAAATAAACGGAGACAAGACCTCAAATTCGCTCAAGCGGGAGAATAGCGCAGGCCCTATAGCTTCCGCGCTGAAGAAAAGCTCCTGGCCCGGCAGGCGCTCGGCCAGATACTTCTCCTCCCATGCTTTCGTTTCCAGAAATGCGATTTTCAT